GCCCGATCGCTAGGGAAGCGTTGAAACATACGTTTCTAACCGACCCGATCGCTCGGAAGTGGGGTTAACCAGCAAAACTGGAGCACCACTAAGTACGCGTCTGCGTACGTGGCAATGCTCCCTTTCTTGTCAAGGAATATCTGGGGATCTCAACGATCTCGAAGATAGTCTTTGGATTCAGTGGTCTAGGGGCGGTATATACATCGTATATATCGGCCTGTGACCTAACTTTAGAACGTTCAATGTTCTCCGCGAAACCTGGGTATCGCGTGGGATCAATGTCCGTTTTCATCAGATATGTCTCGATGGCACCCTGATCGACTATAAATTCGATCGGGATGTCACCAAGACGCTCTTTGAGTACCTTTTTGAAGGCGCCTTCATCGAGATCGTGGTTTAACCAGTTCTCGACGGAGATACGCCAAATGTGTTTACCGATGATTTTGCGAACCGCTTGGTTCACAAGTCGTCGGTCATTCGTAATAACGATTATAATATCGCAGATCGATCTTTCGATCTGCATTATTATAATCGGATCATCCTCTATTACGTCGGTGGGCGGCAGGGAAAATTCTCTCCCTGCCAGCACATCTTCGTAATTGTCGTAAAACCATTCCTCCAAAGTGTTAAGGGCCCGTTGAAACGGGCTGTCAACCTTCGGAGGTTTGGTGAACCTATTTAAGTATTGGAACTCTGGCAAATCAACTCTCAACGGGTTGGATTTTTCCAGAACTTCCACTACGCTACGTGGGTACAGATCTTCCTCCCTCTCGACACCGAGTGTCCAGGGGGAGTTACTGTACCGATCTCTCATTTTTGTCGCGACTCGCACGACGTCGTCCTTCGTGGCGACGTCGAGCTCGTTCGACATTGCTTTAATTGTGTCAAAGAGATCCACAGGTTGATCCTGTGATAACTCTTGGACACGACTTTGGAATAGGTAAAATGCTTGAATCTTAGATTCAGGCACTAACCTTCCGTTTCCTCTAAGTCTTTGTAGTACACCCGCCGGGAAGAGCTTCCACTTCTCGGCGGGTACACATACAAACTTTCTTATGGGATCATCTGCGGGGATTGTTTTAATCTCCACATATGATTCCTTATCAAAATGAGTGTTTCCTGACATTACTCCACGGAGTTTTGTAAGGATGCACTCTCTTTCTCCAGTGAGCTCCCTCAGAACCGTATATGTTACGTTTCTGGGGTGGCTCCTCTGACTCATTACGGCATTGGCCCAACTAACTGGATTCCAGTTAGTTGGGATTTTTCCAATCCCGAAGACTTGTCTGGGGATGTATACTGGGATTGATTGATATTTCAATCCCAGGCATACGTCCTGCATAGATGAGGCCACGGAAAACAGGTGTGACACCTGATTTTCGCCGCCTTTTCTTACGTATTCCATGTCCTTTCCTAAAAGGGTATATTTACCCTTTGGATCGGACGAGAAATCTCTTCTGTCTTTCTTAGTATCGATGACCAAACGAAATTTTGGTACATCGAGATAAGGTAACAATTTGTCCGATTTCATACGGCTTGCATTTGCAACCGTGTGAAATCGGTCAATAGGAATCATTGCGACTTCTTCGCAATACGTGAACCAGTCACGTGTTACGAAGTAGTCATCTTCTGAAAGCTCGTATCCTAGCTGCCTCGCGGCCTCTAAAAACGCGCTTATCCATGATTGAGCCAAGGGACCGGCCTTGATTTCGACACCGTCGTCACCATTACCGGCCCCTGTTCCTTCGAGTTTACCTACCACCAGGTCTGCGTACGCTGCGCAGATCGGGTGGGCGATAGACAAATTGGTCTTCGTGAGCGGATGTCCCATTGGGATACCGTTCACTGCACGACCGACGTATTTGCCATTGACGTGTAGATCCATCTGGCCTGGCCAGATCGAAAACACGTCATCTATTACATCTTGAGGGGTATTCATCTTGCGCAGAAGAGTACCCATCGTAAGATGTGCAGAAGCATGAGTAGGACGGTCCGTCGCCTTTTTCCAATCGAAAGAGGCGACGAGAACGTCTTCTTCAAACAGTATAGCTCCGCGGACGGGATCAAGATGAGTGATCCCCTCCACGAACTTATAACCTAGTCTGGCGGCTTGGAAACTATCCCTTAAAAGGGGTTCGTTCTTCGCCGCCTCAATCGTCATATGTGAGAACGGTTGTAGCAGGGCATCTTTGTAAAAAGACCCTGCTCCAACGATTCTGCACTTACCATTCTCACGAACGGCCGCAACATTCATTTTCCAAATGTTGGGGTCGCTCGCACGGATCATTTGCCGGGCTTCCCGGAAGACCAGATTACCAATCTGGCCTCCCGGGTTATCCGGACTGAATTTTGGTATGGGGGGAATTTCGTGATTTCTGAAACGTTGTTTCAGATGCCCGAATTTCCCCTCATCTTTCTTTTTTGTTTCGGTACAAGCCGAGGTACTCATACTCACTCTGAAGTGAGGCGAATACCCCGATGCTTGGACCGCAATCCTTTCGCAAACGAAATCGATGGCTTCCATAAGGAAGCGATCGGGTTCGAAGCTCTTTTTGACAGTCACCGCATCGATGAACTCATCGATAGCGGTTTCCATCATCTTACTATCAGCCAGTCCTGTTGCTCGGGTCTGCGTAAACGCGCAGACCCGGAACATCTTGGCTTTAGAATTTGAAGTCGCGGTTAGGTTGTACTTTTCAAGTACAACACGAACCCACGACATCTTCCTGATAAAACGCTCATTTGGGTGATATTCCTCCCTGAGGAATGCCGCCTTTCTGAGCTCCTTCTTGAACTGTTTCCAGTTACGCTGAAATTCAGCGTAATTGAAAATGCAGTTACTAATTATTGAATTCATCACCCTATCGGAGATCGCGTACGCGGTCTTCGGGTCCGGTGATGTAAACAGTGCTTCTGGGTATGACACGATCAGTGAACTGATCGCGCCATCCACAGTATGCAAAATTTCTTTAAGGCGTAGAGTCCCTTTGCGATCCGCAAGGAGACCCTCCACCATCCTACGAACATTGGGCTTTAATCGTTTGTACCAATAGGTACGCTCTTTCAAGACCCGAACCTTTTGGGCCTGGTTTAGGAAGATGAATTTCATCTTCCCAAACCGGGCCTCCCAGAGTGTTTCGTATTCGTAGTCCCACGCTTCCTCTAGTCCACTAGAGGGAACGTCGGACCCTGAAAGACACCGAGCATTCAGGAGAAGGAGCCGCAAGAACTCCTTACCCTGATGCACAGCATCGTTACCCCCACTTTCCTTCCGTAGCGATACGGTTAAAGGGATTGAGGCATGGTAAAAAACCATAAACACCTACCAATCTGAGTTTACTCAGTTTGATTGGTAAATCTGTCG